TGCTTCGTCCCCATTGAGTTCTTTTATGACAGGGAATTCGACGATATTTTCGGACATGACCTGCTCCCGTCCCAAATAGCACTCACGCGCACCGCGTTGAGTGGTTTGCTCAGGGTAGATCGTCTAGGTCGCAAAGACAAGCCTTAAATTCAGGGGATCGCCATTCAGGACACAGGTGGACCTTTAGTAGAGGGCGAGGACGTCTTCGTGATCGAAGTTTTCTGACCAATTCACGTAGACTGGCAAGGCTTGACCTCCACCATGGAATAGTTCTCTAGATCACCTCCGATATCACAGCGCACGAAGCCTTTGAACTTGGTGCGACTGACAATCTTTGCGAGTCCTATATCTTCTGTCCAACTTGTTCCATCGATCCAGAACTGCTGGTCGGCTTTTCGTTGTATAACGAAGATGCGTTGGGTGCGTTGCATTTCACGATCCTTATAAGTCCAGGTTTCTCTTCTAATTTTCAGGGTAGGGACTTAAATGCAGAAGGGGTCAGGTTGGTCGCCAGAGAGGGTGGACCGAGTGCGGCCCTTGGCCCCGGTCCGGCGGTTGCCGTGCTCGGGGCGGGGTGGCCGTGTCGTCAGGGCAACACCATCAGGGCGGCGCTCAGCTTGTCCAGGAGGGGCTGAAGCAGCAAGTAGGCGGTGGCACGGCGGCAATGGGGAAGACTATCTGGTGCATATCTGAGGTCCTCTGTGGCGGTGTCCTGTGGCGGGTTGCCCCGCGCCGCCACGGCGCGGGGCGATCTGGTTTACACCTTGGTCAGCCAGCCTTGCTTGTCGTGGGCGAACCAGTTGGCGTGCTGCATGGCCGCGCCGTTCGGCTTGTCGGGCGTGCCCCAGCCGGTGCCGGGCTGCTTCATGTCACTGCCCTTGGCGTTGGCGGCAAAGGCACTTGCCAGTTCGGCCAGCGTGAAGCCCTTGCCCTTGTTGTCGTCGCTCAGCTTGGCGGCAACGCTGTAGCAGTAGGCGCGGATGGAGTTGCCGCCCCGGCTCTTCGCCGGCCACGGTCCCATCACGTAGCGCGGCGCGACGGGCTTCGCCGGTGCAGCGGCAGGCGCGGCTTTCTTGGCGGTGGTGGCGGCGGGAGCGGTTTTCTTAGCGATGGTAGCCATTTTGAAGTTCCTTCGTTTGGGTTGTGCCGTCATTGGCAAGTATCAAGGTAGGCCAAAAGCCAACCGATGGCAAGCGGTTTTTGTCACCTTTTTGAGAAACAGTTGGTTTCCTGTTCGGCAACAGCGCGTGTCACAGGAATGTGGCAGAATTAAGGCGGAAACAGTTTGTTGCCGAGACGGAAACGAATGCAGGAAAGTGAATATGAAGAGACGAATTCTGGATCTTGAATATGAGCCGCCGAAAGAAGAAGATGAGGACCGCTGCCTTCGGAAGAAGAAGATCGGACCGACCGACTCGGTCAAATTTCGTCTGTCGTCAAAGTCCACGTCTTCTTTGTCTTCTTCGTCACCGTCCCTGGAGACCGACAACCGGGAAGATGAAGATGAAGACGATCGGTCAGTCGGAGACGAGAGATGGCCCAAGAGAAGACCGAGCCAGAACAACCGACTCGGTCAACTGTAGATCAGGCTTCGGCAGGCACCTGGATGCCGACCTTGGGATGCTGGTTCCTGGAGAACTCAGCTCCACGAGCCACCGCAGGCGGGCAGTAGGTGATCGCGCCCCCGCGCTCGAGGAAGTCGAGCACCATCAGGTCGATGGAGTCCTGGAGAGCGGCTTTGGGCAGACGATTGATCATTTGATTTACCTCTTTTCAGTGTTCAGGCGTTATTGCCTACCACCACCCTACCACGGGACAAGTGGAGAACAAGTCTTATTTGTCGCCTCTCTTCTTCGTCCGTTCTTCTTTATCCTCATCTTTATCCAGGTCGATCCATCCCTATCTCTATCCAAGGAAGATGAAGAAGAGGAACATAAGGCTGACGAGAGGTGATCCTACCGATGAAATCGGACCGACCCACTCGTCAATTTTGGAGCTACTCTTCAATGCTGCCCTCTATCTGGGTATCATCCGGCGTAACGTTCTTCATGCTAGAGAACTTCTTCTCCCAGTCCTCAATACTGCCCATATCGGCAGGCGCGACCAGCACACCGCCAGAGTGGTTGACAGCGAGTTCCTGCTTCTCCCTGTAGCCTTGATCGTGCTTCTTGAGTTCGAGTTCGATGAGGCGAATGGGATACACCGTTTCTTCGGAGACGAGGTTGCCGTTGCGATCGTAGCTCTTCTTGATCGTCCCGTTGAACACCAAGTCCTGGTGATGCCCAATGAGCTTGTCCTTGTATTCTTCCTCAGCAATGAGGAGAGCCTCGGCAAAATCTTCATCCTCGTCAATGTGCTTGCGAACACACTGAGTTGAGACTCCGGCAGCGGCAGCGGCCTCACCCATTCTTCCCCATTTGCGGTATGTCTCGAGGAAGACGCCTTTTTCTGCTTCTCCGAACTTTATCCGGCTCATTTTTATCCGACGTCGCCAATCTCCAATCTCGTCATCCCATTCTTCGATCACCACAGGCTTGGAGCCTCTGGCGAGAAGAGAACGAGGACGTTCACGGACGTTGTTACGATCGTAGGTTTCTTCGGTATAATCGTCGTTTGGCATTTCTCACCCGTGTTCTTGCGAAAAGATGAGGAAGAAGAACTCCCGCTTTAGAGTTATCGCACACCGGCCCAAGGAGGACAACCCTGCATTCTGCCGATTGTGGTCATCTCCTAGTTGTATGGTCGGTCCATCCATCTCCTATCCTCCAACCCCTTGTTATTATTACCTTCTTTATACTACTCTATAGAGTAAATAATAAATAATGGAAGCCATACTGAAATAAGCTGGAGGTAAATCCGCAGGAAGCTGGCAACTTCAAAACCCGGTGGTCAGTTCTCTTTAGGCATATATCCATAGTTCGTCTAAATGGACCCTTGCAAAACAACGCTGTAAGACATAGGCTATCCTCATACTGGGCTCACTACTAAGAGATGAAGGAAGATCCAATGTTCACCAACCCACCGCTGATCAATGAATTCCAACCGCCGCGCCCCCGTCACTGCGAGGAGAGTGGCAGAGTATTGCTCTACCGCACTCGGCCCAAATACGGCAAGACCATGATCAACATCCACACCTACGCCAACCAAGTCTGTATGATGAGCCTTTACCGAGCAGTGCGTCGTGGCGAAGTCCCTCTCCAGGTGGGAATCGGCGATCTGTATGACTGGATCTCCAACGGTGGTTTCTCCAAGCGCAATCTCGGCTCAGTGGTTGTCAACTCGGTGATTTACGAGCCACGCCTTATGATGAACAGGCGTGAGACTGGACCCATGATGACATATCTGTTCCGAGACATACGTGAACTGGAGTATGGTTTGGAGTGGATGCTGTGCGTCTGGTTGAGAAGATTTCTCAACCAACTTAACGCCCATGACGAACAGATCACCACAACCGGCGCGATGGCCGAGGAACTGGACATGCTGGCGAACGCAAGCGACGAGGAGTTTGCTGACATCTACCTCGGTGAACTTGCAGAGTTCCACATGGCTCCGATGGACTGGCACGAGTTGAGTCAGAGAGCCAACCATGAATGGACCTTTGACGAGGTTTTGCCTGAGGATATGAAGAAGCCGCAGGACAAAGAAAAGCCCAGGACCCCGCCAAGGGACCTGAGCGTTTTGTAGGAAAAGAGGTGCGGTTAATTGAGTTGACTGCCGCGCAGGATATCGGAGATGGACAGAGGAAGGGAGTCAGCGTGACGCTCTTCCAGCACCTTTTGGGCATGTTCCTCCACGATGTCGAGGCATTCGCCGAACGCAGCCTTCGCCTCGGCCGCTTCTTTGGGCCTTCCTTCCTGGATATCCATCTGCATCTGCATGATCCGAAAGGAATACTGCTCCCGCTTCTTGTCGGCCTTCGCCTTGAGGTCACAAAGCTCACACATTGAGCATCTCCATCAGTAGCTTCACTTGCAGGCGGCAGTCTTCCAACGCATTGTGCGTGGGTTCAGTCTCTGGCTGAATCCAACCCTTCCGCTTCGCCGCCCAGCGCAGAGTGCGGAAGTCGAGTTCTTCCCTGTATGTCCATGGGGGAGTCTCCCAATGACCTTCCAGAATGATGAGATCGAACGACGGAGAGTTGGCCCACGTCTTGTCAACCTCATGCTTCGCATAGAGATTGGCAAGTCCCTCCAGACAAAGTGACTCGGTCATGAACAACAGTATGATCCTACTGTTGTTCGCGCCACCAGTCCAGTGTCCCTTGCTGAGGACAGCGCCCGGTGCGCCACATCACGTCCATGATGTCGAACAGCACCACGCCGACCTCAAACAGAGGCGCATTCTTGCCAATATCGATCATTCATATCCCTCCAGAGTTGCTTGGTCAGCTTGCCGAGTTCGATCGCCATAAGCACAAAGAACGACTCGATACCGCCGACCAGAAAGATGGTGAGCCATGTGATCGGAAGATCATAGATGACCCAAAGAACGAGCACCGGCCCCGCTGTGCAGAACCGGCAAGTGCGAGCAGGAACCTGCCCATCAGGATTTCCGGACCAGATCATGCGGGCGCATGATCGGCGATTCCATCCGCAATCTGTGCGGATCGATCTTATCCCGCTCTGCCGTATCCGGGTCAATTACCGGAGGCTTTACGCCGAACACATCCTTGAGAACGTCAAGAAGCTGCATCGGGTCCTGTTGGATCAGCGTCAGGTGCTTCTCCTGGGACTTGATGATGTCCTCCATGGCGTTGCGCATCTCTTGGGCCAGAGTTTCGGCCAGCGCGGGGTCATCCCGGGTCATCATATGAGACTCACGCTTGCGGATAATCTTTCCCATCCGCTTCGCCAGTTGCTCGGCTTCTGCTTGGTAATCTGTCCATGCACTCATGCTGTCACCAAATCTGTCCAGGCCACGCGACACTGAATTTCTGTCAACAGGAATTCAGCGTCCTTGGAGTTACCCTCGGCATCATGGCCCAGGATGAGGCCATTGCCAGCGAGCGGTTGACCGTTTATTCGACCTATATCGAATAAACGATTCCCACTCTTGAGTAACCCTTCGTCATCGACATAAAGAGTATCACCGTTCGGCCAGTTCATGCCGCAACAGAAGGTATCCACCTTCGGCCCCAGCGGATTGGAGAGGAGGCGATACATGGCATCGATCCCCTCCGGACAATCGACCTCGGTGACTGTCTTCAGCCACGGGTCAATGAGAATTCCACGCATGTTCACCTCCTAACGTGGTTGGCGGCTTCCGCTAGGAAAGCTCCATAGCC